TATTTTTGTTTAAAATAATAATAAAAATATATATATTATATTTTTATTTTTATTTTTTAAGTTTTTTTTTTATTTTTTAAGTTTTTACTTTATTTTACTTTTTGGTATCAACTTCAACTTCCTCTTCTTCATCATCGGTTACTTCAATTTCTTCTTCATCACATTCTACTGCTTCGTTATCAGAATCGTCAGTTTTCTTGAATGCATAACCAGATGATTTCTGTTGCTTATGAACACGGACCTGTGTACAAACCCAGGTAATTCCAAAACTACGGTTTGCAACCCAAAGCATCTGGGGTTTGATTAAAGCATTAACACTATCACCCTTATCGAGATAACTCTCAGACTTCTGAACACCCTTGGGGTCCCAGAAATCAGTAATGTACTTACCATTGGGAAGATTCTTTTCAGGGTTTGGTTTCAGAAATAATAACTTAAACTTGAATGTATCAGAGTACTGTTCCTTTTTAGATAATTTAATACCAGAATAATAATACTCTGCAATAACATCACGAGTAAGTTCCTTTTTAAAGAAAGTTTTAGAATTTTTAAGGGCATAATCAATAGTAATGTTGTCCATTTTTTCAATTAAAGTACGAAGTGCTTTAATTGATTCAGATGTATCTTCTCCCTGAAAAGAAATATCGAGGGATTTCTTAAAAGGGTTTGTTTTATCGGTACTAATACCAAATGGTGCACGCATTTTTGGAGTCTGAAGAAGAATTTCATCGGTAGAATCACCGACAGTAAGTTCAATATTGTATCCTCCATTGGTATTAGGTTTATGTTTGCCAAAAGTTACATTGTTAACATTGAATGTAGTAGCAGTAAGAACAGAAGGCATTTTGTTTTGGTTGCTTTGGTTGTTTTGGTTGCTTTAGTTGCTTTAGTTGCTTTAGTTGCTTTGATGCTTACTTGCTTGATACTTCTATTACATAACAATCTTTAAATCATTTTTATTTTTTACATTCTTATCATATTTTCATTTAATAAATCAAGTGAAATAGTTATAATATTATTTGGATTACGTGGATCATCTGTATTATGAACTAATAATAACGTTGGTACCAATGGATATTCAATATTATTAAAAGTAATATTCATTACTTCAAAATCAAGATTACGATATCTACGGTATATATTTCCAGCATATCTTGTTAAAAAAACAGTTTGGTATAAATAAATTTCAATTATATTTTCTCGTTCATTGTCTATTAAATAATTATTAATTCGATTTAAATTTCCATTTGGATTTGACCATCCAAATTTAAAATTCATTTAATTTAATTAATTAAATTAATATTTATTATATTAAAATATTTTAATATAATAAATAATGAAAATTCGATTATCACCTGCTCAAAGACAATTAGAGGAACAAAGAAGAATAAATCGAATAAGACAACAGCGTAGAAATGCACGTTTACAAAGACAAAGAATGCAAAATTTAAATCAAGCAATGTTTTATTTAACATTACCAAAAAGAAGACCATTACCTCAACCAAGAAAAAGATCCATGTTTGGAGGTGGATGTTCTTCTAAAAATAAAATTGCATGTGAACTTCCTCCTAATAATTTTGAAGAACAACTTAGAAGGTATAATGAACATGAAGCATTTTTAAGACAAAGAGAGGCAGAAATAAGAGCAGATGAATTTGAACGCAGGTACCAATTACATCAGCAAAATATACTTCGTAGAATAAATCAAATAGATGCAGCAGCAGAAAGAAGATATAATCTTGATTTATTAAGAGAAAGAATACGTACTCCAGGATTTAATCCAAGGGATAGACGACCATTACCTAAACAACCAAGAAACAAAAGATCCATGTTTGGGGGTATGTTATGGAGTCGTCCTGTGGATAATAATAATAATAATATTAATCATCTAGAAATATCTAGAAATTTACAATTAGAAAGAGAAAATTTACAAAGAGAATTAGATCAAATACGTGCTGAAAGAGAATTAGCATATCAAGAATTAGATAACATTGAATTAGCTAATTTTAGAATACGTCAAGAAAGAGCACGAATTAATCAAGAAAATAATAGAGTTAGAAGGCAAATTATAAATAGACGACCACGATTACCTCAACCAAGAAATCCAAGAAAAAATTAAAATTAAAATTAAAAATAAATTTTTTTATTAAAATTGTTATTATTACTTAAAGAATATTACATCAAAAAAACGTGGTTTCTTAAGTGCTAATAATTAAAAAAAATAAAATATTAAAATAAAAAAAAAATAAAAATTACTTAAAGACTATTAATATAATAAAATACAAATAATAATAAAAATGTCTACTACACTTGAAATGGAATCAGTTGTTGCTAAAGTTGATGCATCTGAACAACTTAAAAGTGTTCTTAGCACACTAACTGAACAGAGTTCAGTTATTAAAACTCTTATGAATACAGTTCGTTCAGTTATTAAAGAATCCGATAAACAGAGTAAAGAACTTGAAAAACTTCGTAATAAACGTATCCGTGTTAAGACTGAACGTTCAGCAGATGCACTTCCATCTGGTATTACTAAACCAGTTGCAATTACAGATGAACTTGCTGGATTTCTTGGAGTTCCTGTAGGAACACTTGTTCCTCGTAATGAAGTAACAAAGGGTGTTTCTAATTATGTTAAAACCAATGAAATTTCAGATCCTTCTAATAAACAAAAATTTGTTCTTGATGACCGTCCTGCTGCACAGGTACTTAGAACACTTCTTGGTAACCCATCTGAAGATGTAACCTATTTTAATCTTCAGAAATATCTTAAACACCATTATGTAGTATCACCTGATGCAGTTGTAGCAACTCCCAAAAAGGTAAAAGAAAAGAAAACTGAATTGGTTGTTGTTGATGAACCAGTTGTACCAATGGTTATTGCTGAACCTGAAAAGAAGAAGGTTAAGAAGGTTATTGTTAAAAAGAAATCTGAAGCATTAACTGAAGAAGTATGAACTTCTGACCAGATTAAAGCATTTTATACAAGACATTATGTTTAAAACACACAAAAAAAAAACAAAAATAAAATAAAAAATGATATTTTTTTATTTTATTTTTTTTAAACTTTAATATTTAATTTTAATATTTAATTTTAATATTTAATTTTATGCTGATGCAAGAACACTAAGAGTTGGGTAAAGTGTTCCATCAATTGGTGCAAGTGCCTCTTGTCTTGAATAATCACCAGTAAATGATTGCCATCGAGATACAAGTCTTGGGTTAACTTTATTATCAATAACTTGTCCATAAGGAATATCGCCCTCCGTAATACAAAAATCATTATATTTAACTGTATTAGGATAAGTTTTTTCACAATTATTAAGACTGGACATTTGTCCAGGTGATGCTTGAAGTTTAAGATTACTTGAAGGGTTATATGTATCAGAATAATCTATAGGAGTTGCATTATTAATAAGTTTTCTTCCTTCTTCCACTTGACCAATTGTATAAGCAGAAGAATAAAATTTATTTTCTGCTTCATCTATAGGTTTAAAATTAAGTTGATTTCCAGTAGAATCAATTCTAAGAATTCTTGCTCCTTGATTAGCACCATTATTACCAGATGGATCACTTAAACTAGATTCTCCATATGATTCAGGTATTGTATAATCAGTTAATAAAGGTCCTGGTTTACCTGGTTCAAATGAATTTGAATCTGATTGACTCATTCCTACACCAGAACCTTGTGGATATACCATTGCTAAACCAATTTCTTCAGGAACAACTGGTGGTACTAAATCTGGAAATCCAGGTACATTAGTTGATTGTAAAACTGGCGGAAAATGTAATGGTTGTTGGTCAGTTAAATTATTATTTACAAGTTTATCATTAAATTGTGCTTTATAAAATTTTGTATAAATAAAATATGTAATAATTGAACATATAACAATTATTAATAATTTATTCATTGTTTATTTTAATCAAATATTTTAAATTAATTTTTATTATTTAATTTAAAATATTTTTAATTTATTTTTTTAAGCAGAAGCAGGTGATCCTCCCCCACCCATTTTTTGTTTATACATATAGTAACCAAGTGCTGCGACAATTAAGGCAATAAGAATCATAATATTTCTAGACATTTTATTTTAAAAAGGTTATACATTAAACAATTATTTTATTTTTGATAATAAACCTAATTTTAATTTTAATTAATTTTAATTAATTTAACTTAAAATTAAAAATTTAATTTAAATTAAATGGAAATTGAATTTATAGATTATATTTTAACAAATTTAAAAATAATATCATTAGTACAAATTAATGAAAAAATAAGTATATACCGAGGTCATTTACAAATTGATTATAAACCTTTGCAATTTATTAAAAGATGGTTTAATAACGATTCTCGAGAATCATTAATTAATTTTTTAAATGACCTTCTTAAAAAAATAATTTATTTATTTGAAAATGATCTTGATAAAAAAAATATTTATACTGTTCTTAATGAAATGGATAAAATTTTAAATGGATTAAATAATCTTAAAATTACTTATTCTGATGATCCTATAACAATTGTTAAATTGGATACTATTTATATACGTTTTAAAACATTAAGTATAAGTGGACGACAATTACTAATTAGTATTTAACATTTTTAACATTTTTAACATTTTTAACATTTTTAACATTTTTAATAAAGTATTTTCTTATATTAATAAATGTAAACCAACTTGGTGATGGTCTAGATGTCCATCGAGCAAATTTACTTTTTTTCATTATATAATAATTACGGTAACTATCAATTGGATTAATTAATTTACATTCTTCTGGCATTGCTAAAGGAATAGATGTCATTTCATTAAAATTAAAATTAAAATTATTATTAAAATTTGGAATATTTAAAATTAACCAATTTACGTGTTCTTCACAAGCATGGATTTTATTATAACGATAAGTATATTCTTGTGAAAGACATTTTGCTAAATTAACGGTGTATAAATAATTAAATAAACATTCTCTTACCCATATGCATGTTGGGTGGTTTTTATGAGCAATTTTGTATGCAATATCTGGTAATTTTTTGTTACCGTTTATATTATTTATATGATGTGCTGTATATAACATTTGAACAAGTTCTAAAAGCATTTTAACAACATGTTTATCACAATGCGCTTCAGCACATTTTTTAGGATCTATGTCAAGAAAAAAAAGATTCATTTAAAATATAGATAGATTTATAGATTTATAGATTTAAAATATTTCCTAAGAATATAAAACTAAAATTATAATTAAAAAAATGGCAGTTCTTAGAAGAACTTATTTTGGAAGAAATGTTACCTCACCTAGAACAACTAGGTCTAATTTTAATTTTGGTAGGTTAAATTTACGACAATATTCATTAAATTTGTATAGTAATTTAATTCAAATTTTAGAAGATGATGATGTATTACCAATATTATGGTATTTAAATGAGCACCATGGTAATATAAATAATTTTTTAAATCACCAACCACAATTAGTTCAAAATAAATTTATGGAATTAATTTATATAATAAATACTATTTTAAATGATCAAATAGTAACTGGTATGTTAAGAAATATACAACCTGAATTTAATATCGCATATCATGGATATATAAATGAAGGAAATTTAACAAATACTAAATTTATTTTTTATTTATTTAATGAACTATATTAGATTTTTTTAAAAATAAATGTGGTATATAAACTATTTAATTCTTTTTCTTCATCAGTAAGTTCTCTTGACCCTGGTTTTGGTTTCCATTTATTTAATTTAAGAATATCATCAAATGGTATTATATTTTTTTTTATTTCTGTAAAAGTTTTTTGTTTTGAAATAGAATATTCTTCAAATATATTTAATTTAACAGGTACCATACCAACTGTTGCAGCAACTCGTTCAAGTTCTTTAAAATTTATAAGATATTCTGTAGATAATCCTATAGTATTAAAATAATTTGTTTTATCTTTTGTATCAAATATGGTAAAATTATATTCATTTCCATAAATATTTTTTAATGTTTTTGGAAAATTTCTTTGTATTCTAAATAAATCAGTTTTATAAACTTTTTCTTTTATATCTTTAAAAAGAGACTTTATGGTATCTCCATTTACGGTAGTTCCAATAAAAAACCCACCTGATAAAAGATTTCTACTTACTAATGTAAGTGCTATTTTGAGATCTATTTCTGTTTTAAAAAAATAATGAAGAGCAAACTGACAACTAACAATATTAAATCCATGAAGTTTATTAAACGATAAAAAAGTATCAATATTGTTTATTAATTGTAAACTTGGTTTTATTGCATTTCCAACTTCAAAATGTACATCATTTATTTTAAGACCTTTAAAATTTGCAAGTCTTTCTAACGCACCTTGGTCTTCTGGATCTGTGCTAGTTATACTTTTTTCTGATTTATCAAAACCAAATACAAATTTAACATTACTTTTATTCCATTTAGCAAGATCACCACCTCTTCCAACTGCGATATCAAGAAGTGCTATACCACCTTTAATAAAAGTTAATTTTATAACATTAGAAATAAGAACAAGTTTAATCCAATTATGAAAATCTCTCATACCTATAATAGTAGATTCACTTCTCATATCTTGTACAATACCATTCCATTTTTCAGGTCCAATATCAGCAATAAATTGTTCTTTTACACCACTTTGTTTAATACATTGTAATAAGTTTGTTATACTAAGATTATTGAGTTGGATAAATCCATCAGACAATTCTTTTGAATCCATTAATCTTATTTAAACTTATTATAAGTTATTATAATTATTTAATCAAATTTATTTTTTTTAAAGTAAATTTAAATTTTGTAAAATTTTGTAAAATTTTAAAAAATTTTTAAATTTTATTTTTTATAAATTGTAATGTACCATTAATAATATAATTAGTAAAATGGTGTTTATAAATATAAATACGTTTATTACCTTTATTACCATTAACAAAATTTCTACAAAAGATATAATAATTTCCTTCATGGTCTTTTTTTTCTGATACTACTATTAAATTTTCAGTAAATTCATTATGTGATTCATATATTGAATTTGGTGTATTAAAATATACCAAACTATCTGCAAAAAATATACTATTTTTTAAATGATAACAATCAACCTTTTTTTTTAACTTTGATATTTTTTTAATTTTAATTTTAATTTTTACCATTTTAAATTAAAGTTTAAGTTTAATTCTTTTATAAATTCTTTTATAAAAGAATTTATTAATTCTTTAAATTAAACTCATTTTAAATATACATACCATATGGTGGTTCTGATTTTTTTTTATTTTTATTTTTAAAACTTTTCATTAATTCTAATCCAAATTTTATATCAGTGAGGTCAATAAT